GTGGCAACAAGGATATGCAAGAGTCTGACGATGAGTCCAACCGCAAACAGGACATCGGCGTGACCATGCTGAACGAGATGAACGAAATCGAGTATGTCCAGTACAAACAACAGGAACTGGCACGGTTTGTTGAAATCTGCGGCATGGGTTACATGATGGTCGATGTCCGTCCAAGGTATAACGGACTGTCGGCATTCGAACTGATTACGCTCGATCCACGGAACACTTTCTGCATCTACAAAAACTCGGCGAGAGAAGAAGTGATTGCCGGAGTCACGTTCAGACGGACTTACTACGGTGATGTCTACTACACGGTATTCACGCCGGAGAGACGGTTTGAGGTTCTGAACCTTGTGTCCATCGTTGACGAGACTACGAAGCAGCGAAAGGAAGTCAACATTTGGCGAGAACTTGACCGAAGTGGGGATAGGAATCCTCTCGGAATGATTCCGATTGTCGAGTTTGAAAGAGCGCCGGACAGGACTGGTTGCTTTGAGCGTCAGATTTCCGACATGGATGCTCTGAATGCCGAAGTCAGTGACTTTGCGAACACGATTGCCCAAACCACACAGGAGATTTGGTGGGGCAACGACTTCTCGCTGCCTGTCGATGAGAACGGAAAACCCAAGCCGCCAGTCGGTGGTCAGTGGGTCATGACGAATACAATCAGCGGCGGCAAGCCGAACATAAAGCCGCTGCACTCCACGCTGGAACTTGACGGTGTTCAGAGGAATATCGAGAGTAAGCGCAATCTCATCTTGCAGAAGTGCTACGTTCCGCTTCAATCAGAACCGGGTGGTGGATCTACTGGTACTGCGATGTCGATGTCTTCCGGCTGGGCAGCTGCCGAATCTGCGGCGGCAATGGAAGAGAGAACCCTGTTCAAGGGCATGATGGAAGTGGCAAACTTGGAAATCAAGTGCATCCACACGACAGTAGGACTCGATGAAGACAGTCCTCTGCTGACTCTCAATCCGTCAGATGTTCTGCCGAAGTTCACTCGGAACAAGACTTACGACCTTGTGTCGAAGGTCAATGCGATGGTGACGATGATTAAATCCGGCATAAACGGTCGTGCGGCAATGGAGACTGTCGATCTCTTCCCGGATGTTGCTCAAGTTTGGGCAGATTCGATGGATGTCGTTACTCGTTACCAGGATGCCATCATCAACCGTGCGGAGAACACATATGTTTCGGCATATACGAAGAGAGAGGACGCACAGAACTCTCAAAACCGTGCCGGAGCAGACACATCCGACCAAGTAGAACAGTCACCCATCGTGGAAGGATTCGTTCAGAACGTGTCCACAGTGATGCGTGGGGAACGCCGGAACGGAAGTGATACCGTATGATGACCATCATGTCGTTTGACGAGATGAATCGTCTCGGTATCGAACGCCGGAGTATGGAGTTTGAGCAGTACTTCGGTGAAATGGATATCACTCCGAAGCAGAGAGACAGACGGATAAGCCTTGCTGAAGACCTTGAGGAAGAGTTCCTTGACTTCTTCGCTTGGTTTATCACGATGGACGGACTCGTTGACGAAGAGAAAATGAGAAAGAACCTTCGCCAGCGCATTCGTGACTCTCTGCCGGATGATGTTCGTAAGACGGACAACACTGATGACATGGTCACTGCGATTGCGGATAGCATCGCTGATACGACTCGGAACAGACGATCAGATCCGTTTACGCTTTCCGAAGACCGTGCCAAAGAGAATGCCGAAGATGTCTCAAACACGTTTTGGAACGACTACGACTACGATGAAGCGGTACGCCAGCGGAAGAAATTCAAAGTATGGCACACAATCATGGATGGTCGTGAACGCCCAGCGCACGGTGCTGCCGATGGTCAGATGGTAGATGCGTTAGATCCGTTCGTAGTCGGAGACGAGTTAATGATGTACCCGAAAGATATGTCTCTCGGAGCGTCATTGCCCAACATTATCGGATGCCGATGCTCTGTCGAGTATATCGGCTAAACATAAATCTCATGGTGTTAAGCGTGGTAGTCGTGATTATCCGATTACTGCGCTTTTCATATACCGCAAAAATCGTCAGAGAAGACGGAAATCGCAACGGTCAGAGAAGACCTAAATCGCAAGGAGAAACAAATGGCAGAAATTGATGAAAGACTCGATGAACAGAACCCGACACCCGAAGAGAAGACTCCCGAACCCGAATTTACGGTAGAAGAACTTCTCGCCCAGCTGCAAGCCGCAAAGGCAGAGAACAAACGCTATAAGGACGCAGTCACCAAGGCATCGTCTGAAGCGGCAACGTGGAAGAAGCAGCTTCGTGCAAGGCAGACACAGGAAGAACAGGAAGCGGAAGCCAAGCGTGAAGCGGAAGAAGAGCGGTCAAACCACCTCAAGGCAGTCGAACGTGAACTGGCAATGATGAAAGCGACTAATCGCTACCTCAAACAGGGCATGGACGAAAAACTTGCCAAGGAATGTGCCGAACTGGAAGCCGATAACGACATCGATACACTGATGGAGAAGATTGCTTCTCACCGTGATGCGTCAATCAGTGCGGCTGTCAAAAAGGCACAGGAAGAACTGCTTGCTTCTCGCCCGGAAATCAATGCCGGACACGGTGAAAACGGCGGCAAAGAGGACGAAGATCCGTTCAAAAAGGCTTTCCTCAACCCCGATTCGTATTAACCAACTAACCAACGCAGAAAGAGGTAAAAAATGGCTATCGACTATGCGAAAAAGTATAGCGACCTTGTCGATGAAGCATTTCGGCTTGGTTCGCTGACCAATTCCCTTGTCAATCAGAACTATGACTGGGTCGGTGTCGAGGCTGTCAAGGTGTACAGCATCCCGACCGTTGACCTTGTCGATTACACGCTGACTGGCAGCTCTCGGTATGGTTCTCCGTCAGAACTTCAGAACGTGGTTCAGACCATGACCCTTTCCCAGGATCGTTCCTTCACGTTCACCATCGACCGCAAGTCTGTCGATGACACGATGGGTGTTATGGCTGCGGCTGCTGCGCTCCGTAGAGAAATCGACCATGTGGTCATCCCGGAGATCGATGCTTATCGTCTCGCCGCACTGGCAACTGGTGCTGGCAACGTGGTAACGACCGAACCGTCCAAGAGCAATGCCTACGAAATCTTCCTGGCGATGCAGGAAGCGATCGATGAGGATAAAGCCCCTGTCGGTGGCAGAATTGCCATCGTGACTCCGGCTTTCTATAACTACCTCAAACTCGATCCGGCTTTCATCAAGGCGAGTGATATCGGTCAGCGCATCATCCTCAACGGACAGGTCGGTGAGGTCGATGGTGTTCCGATCATCAAAGCACCTTCGTCCTACTTCCCGGCAACGTGCAGTGCCATCATCACGAACCCGATGTGCGCTCCGTCTCCGATCAAACTCCAGGATTTCAAGATTCACGACAATCCTCCGGGAGTAAACGGCTTCCTTGTCGAGGGCAGATTCCGTTACGACTGCTTCGTCCTCAACATGAAGAAGGATGCTATCGCCATCAACATGACCAGTCCGCAGACAACGTGATGGTAAGAGTCCGCAAAAACGGTGGGGAAGTCGAAATTAAAGACTTCCTCACCAAACTTTATATCCGAAACGGCTGGGAAGTAGTCGTAGAGGAGAAAAAAGAGACTGTAACTGACGAGCCGAAGGAAGTCAAACAGCCAAAGAAGACCCGGAAGTCAACGAAGAAGTGAGGTGAGCAGTATGGCAGATGTCACGGTCGAACCGCTGAACGGATTAGTCCAGTCGGTTTACAATGAGCTGCTTATTGATGTCGCTCCAAAGGACGCACTCAAACCTGTCCTACTCACAAAGACCAACAATGCCTATCGGGAAGTCTATCAGAAACGGCATTATCCGCATGATGTGGATAGTTCGTTCGTGGCAACAGATATGCAGAGATTCTTCTCCAACATCTACAACATTGCCCTTTACGACTTCAACATGAGAGGTGCTGAAGGTCAGTCGAGAATCGCTGAAAACGGTGAGGAAAGAACATTCGTTAAGCGTGAAACCCTGTTCCTTGGCGTAGTACCGTTTGCGTATTACGCATGAGGTGACTGCCATGCGGATGCTTGATAAAAACAAGCGCACGATGTGGTATGCGCTGTACGAATCCATGACTACTGAGACTGACGCTAACGGAGACGAGACTGGCGATCCTGTTGTCAACTACTCCGTTCCTGTCGAGTTTGAAGCAGTCCTCTCACCGGGCAGAGGTTATTCGGGTGGTGCTGGCACAACGAGTCAGAACATCTACGGCATCGATATCGATGCTGAACGGCGAATCGTAACAGATGACCTTGATATCCCCATCGATGAAACATCGCTCATTTATCTTCACACTCCCCAAACGCTTCAAAACGGACACGCTGATCCGGCAGACGCAGATTATTCTGTTTCCGCTCGTCCGGCAGCTGGTTTGAACTTCCTCGCTTTCCCGATTAAATCTCGCTTGCGTAATGAGGTTACAGTTGAATCTACACCAACGCCAGTTGAGGTTGTAAATGAAAATTGACTGCGTCCTGTCGGGCAAGTCATTTCGGGAAGCGGCGAAGCAAGTTAGGGCATATCGGGAAGAGTTAAAGCGAAAAGTTGAGCTGCTCATCGAATTGACGGCACAAGCCGGATACGAAGTCATCAATAGCATCCTTGAAATGCACATCGATACTGGTGATACGATAGGCAGTCTTCGCATTGCCTACAGTCACCGAAGCGGTCACTACAAAGCAAGGATAGTCGTAGCGTCTGACGCAATCCTGTTCCTTGAGTTTGGGTCGGGTTTGCAAGGACTGAACGGAGCGCAGAATCCGGCTGCGGTAGAAATGCCGTTCCCAGTAGGTGCTGGCACTTATCCGTCAACTGCCCCACCACAGCATGAGACACTTGCTAACTGGGAGATTCCATATCCCGGCTGGTTTTACATCGGTGACGATGGTGAGAAACACTGGTCAACTGGTATGGTCGCATCTATGCCGATGTATCGTGGTGGTGAGGAGATGGCGAGAGTAGTTCAAGAAATAGCGAGGAAGGTGTTTGCCAATGATTGATCCGACTAACAGGGTGTTTACGAACGTGAAAAACTACGTTCTGACGCAGTACCCTGGAGTTAACGTGAAAAATTCAAGAACTGCGACACCTTCAGATGTTCCGGCTTTATGCGTGATAACCATCGATATGCCGGAAGTCGGAATCGGACTGGACGAAGGGAGTTTTGAAGACGATGTCGCAATCACTTCCACGGTCGAAATCCAGTCCTACAGTAACAAATCCATCACGGAAGCAAAGAACATCATCGTAGCTGCTTGCAAAGCGATGAGAGCAATGACATACGAACGGATCTACGGCATCAGTGATTTACCCGACCAGTCAAGTCCGAACGTGTATCGCATGGTCGCTCGATTCCGCAGAGTCATCCACAACCTTGATGATGTTCCACGTTTCACAACCACATAAGGAGAATAAACTATGTCTGCTGGTTTTTCCACGATCAACACGGTGCTGAAAATCGGCACTGGCACTTCGCTTACGAAAATCACGGAGATCAAGTCGTATCCTTCCCTTTTCGGACAGCCGGATGCGCTTGAAACGACAGACCTCGAAGACACCATCCAGACCTTCGTGCCAGGGGTCGCTTCACAGGACACTATGACTTTCACTTGCAACTGGGATAAGACGAAGTTCACGACTCTCAAAGCACTTGAGGGTACTTCGCAGAACTTCGAACTCGATTTCGGTGCAAGCGGAGTACAGGGAAAGTTCACTTGGAGCGGACTGCTCACGATGTCCGTCAATGAAGGTAGCGTGAATGGCATCCGTGAGATGACCATCAACGTATTTCCGTCCACTGGCATCACGTTTGCGTAAGCGTAAGCAGAATCGACACAAGGGGTAGCATCATGCTGCCCCTATTTTTTTATTTCAAAAACGGAGAAAAACAATGAAAACGCTGAAAATAAACAATAAAAACTACATCGTGCCGGAACTCACGTTCAAGCACTTCTCGATGATGGAAGAACAGGGTTTCTCTGTTCTTGAAGCGTTTCAGAAGAAGCAGATGTTTCTTCTCGCTATGGGATTCGTGTGTGCCATCACTGGCGAAGACAGGGCAGAAGCAGAACGGCTCATCGAACAGCACGTTCTCGGCGGCGGCACGATCGAAGACCTTATGTCTGCATTCGGGGAAGCGGTCAGTGAATCGGGTTTTTTCCGCAAGGCACTCGGACTGGACGAGGAGAAGACGGAGAAGAAATCGAAGTCGAAGTCCAAGGTCGAGACAGAGGAAGTGACGGAGTAAAGTATTCGTCCTACACGGACTACATCATGTCCGTATGGCTTCCAATGGCTACCCGATACGGTGTTCCTTATGCGGCGTTTTGGGATATGAATCCAAAGCGACTCAAACCTTGGCAAGATTCTTTCAACGACAAAGTTGAAGCGGATGCCATGATGGTCGATTATTCCGCATGGCTTGGTGGGATGTACGTTCTGCTTGCTATCGGAGCTGCTATTGACGGTCGTAAGAGTCCGTATCCCCAAAAGGCTTTCATGCTTGCGGAAAAAGAACGCAAGGCTATTGAAGAACAGGAACATCGAGACGAGATGGCAGCGGCACGGTTTATGAACTGGGCGATGGAGTTTAATAAACGCTTTGCCCAGCAAGAGGAGAATCAAGACAATGCCGAAAGCATCAGTAAGCACACTTGAGGTTGAGGTTTATTCCAGTGCAGAAGAAGCACTCTTCGCATTAGATAAACTTGAAGACAAACTGAATAAAGTCGGCACAGCACTTGACCGAATCGTTACTGCGGCAAAGGGAATCAAAGATATCGGCAACTTGGCACAGTCCTTCAAGGGGATATCTTCTGCTCTTTCGGCTGTTGATAAAGCGCAGAAAGCAACTGCCAAGCATAAGAATGACGGCAAAGTCAGTAACCAGGATCTGATAGACAGGAAGCGGCTACTTGATGACATCAGCAAGATGTCTGCGTCAAAGTTGCTCGGATTCGGAAACAGAGGAGTGTTTTCAAATGTTTCCGGCAAGCAACTCCCGGCACTGAACAATATGCCGACATATCGGGATTTAACAAAAATGCTTCCGGCAGTCTATGGTGGTAAGCAACTTCCGGCTCTTTTCGCTGGTCAAATCGTAGATCCCGATGCTATTGAGACGCAGTTCAGACAGGCGTTTGCGAGTATTTCTTTCGCAGACCTTATGAAGGGAGACAAGAAGAGTCCGTATGACTCCATGTTTTCTGATGTTGCTGAACAGGCAAAGCAACTTCCGGCAGTAATCGAAGTCGTAGATGAACGTGTCAGAGATATAGAGAAGTCTGTTGAACTGGCAAGGACAAGAGCAGATGCTGTTGATGCGGAGTTTAAGGAAGTAACCTCTTCGATTGAGGGTGCTACGGCTGCTGCGGAAGCGTTTAACTCAAAAACGAGAAGTGCTTCACTGTTTGGAACACGAACTCGCTCACAAGCGAGAGGAAAAGCCGCAGATGTCCTTGGTGAGAAATACTGGAACAATATACCAAAGACATCTCCTGTTCTTGAACATTTCCAAGCAGATCCGAATCTTCGGCAGTTCGTTGAAACCATCAATGGAGAACTCGGAAGGACAGAAAAAACTGGCGTAAAAGCGAGTATTGCGCTGAAGGAACTTCAGAAAGCGCAAGAAGGTGCTGCCAAATCTTCAGAAGAACAGGCACAGGGTCAGAAAGATGCTGGCACGACCGCTGAAAAAGCGTCTTCGTCAGTCAAACAACTTGGTAACGAAACAAAAAATGCCGCATCGAAAGCAAGGACTTCGTCCAGTGATTTTAAGAAAATCGGTGCTGTACTTTCCAAGGTAGGTCAATTCCTCGGTATCGGCGGCAAAGGTCACACAAGCAAACTTTTCGGTCGGAGAGGTTTCGGTGGATTCCTGTCGCTGATGGTTATCCGCAGAGCATTGACGAGTCTCATCCGTGCGCTGACTGGTGGTATTAAAGAGGGATCTGACAACCTCGCACAGTATTCTGCGGAGTACAACAATTCGATTTCCCGGATGGTTTCGGGATTGAATTATCTGAAGAACGCATGGGCGGCGGCATTTGCTCCGATCGTCAATGTTGTCGCTCCGTATGTTGAAACATTCATAAATCTGCTTGCGTCTGCTCTCAATGCCATCGGTCGTTTCATGGCGGCACTGACTGGCAAGGGATTCGCAGTCCAGGCAAAGTCCGTATGGACTGATTACGCCGCATCTCTCGACAAGGCTGGCTCTTCCGCTGGTGGTGCTGGCAGTAAGATGGATGACCTCAAAAAGACCATCATGTCGTTCGATGAGATTCACGCTCTTAACGATCCGAACAGCAGTAGCGGTGGTGGTGGCGGCGGTAGCGGCAGTGGTGGCGTAAATCCGTCCGATATGTTTGAGACGGTCGATCTCGCCGGAGACTCGCTTGCTGATTTTGCATCGCAGCTTCGTGAAAAAATCCTTGCCGGAGACTGGTATGGAGTCGGAGAAGCAATCGCTCAAAAACTTAATGAGCAGATTGACAGGCTATTCCACAGTGACTGGGCAAAGAAACTTGCAGAGTGGTTCAACCATGTCATTGATGTCTTTTGCGGTTTCGTAGAAAACTTCGATTGGACAGGATTTGGAAAGGCACTGGGAAAGAGTCTAAACGACTTTTTCCTAAACATCAGATGGGAAAGACTCGCTGCCGGAATCGCAGACGCATTGAACGGACTGCTAAAGGCGTTCATCGGGTTTGCTACAACCGTAAAGTGGTATGAAATCGGCAAAAAGATAGTTGAAGCGATTGGAGCATTTTTCGAACGGCTTGATTGGCAAACAATCGGACAGGCGTTAAGAGTTGCGTTCCAGTCACTCATCGAGTTCTGTAATGGCGTTCTCGATGCGGTTCATGTCGATGAAATAGCACTCTATGCGGCAAGGGCAATCATCAACGGACTTGTCGGATTCTTCAGCGGAGACAACCCCGAACTGCTTGCCGCACTGACAAAGTGTGTCAAAAATCTGATTCTCACTGCATGGCAAGTAACGACTCCGTGGTTGGCACTTCTGAACGGCTGGCTCAAGGATACATTCGGCATTGATATTCTCGGCGGCATCAACAAAAAGTTTGACGAGTGGATCGAAGAAGCATTCCCGGAAGCACAGGATAAGGTTCACGGTGGTGCTGGTGGTGTTCTTGATGACCTTGATAAGCAAGTCAACAAGGAATACGGAAAGACGAGTGATGCGGCAGTCAAGAAGACTGGTCAGACGGTAGATGAATCCAAAAAGAAATGGAATCCGTTCGCCGGATGGTTCAAGACGAATGTCAATAGTCCGATTTCGGGTCATGCAAGCAATCTGAACACGAACATCACGACTGCTTTTGCAACAGCTGCGGCGAATGCTACTTCGAAATTCAGCGGAATATCCTCATGGTTCGACACAAACGTAAAAGTACCTATTTCGTCTGTGTTCAGCAGTCTTGGATCATCGATCAGCAACGCATTTGCAAGCGCAAAAACGAATCTTACCAGCGGTTGGGGTAACGTAAGCGGATGGTTTGAGACTCATGTGAGTGTGCCTATCAGAAATCTTTTCGGCACGTTCAAATCCATTGGTTCAACTGCGGCAGAAAATCTTCGTGCTGGATTGAAGAGCATAACCAATATGCCGAACTTCCACTTCTCTTGGAACACGGAGAAGAAAATAGTTTCGCTTTTCGGGCATCAGATTACGGCATCAGTTCCCTGGCCCAAGATTTCGTTCTACGCAAGAGGTGGTTTCCCGGATGCGGATCTGTTTGCCGCAAACGAGCGTGGAAATCCCGAAATGGTTGGTCGAATCGGCACTCGGACTGCTGTTGCTAACAACAATCAGATTACTGAAGCGTTGAAAAATGCCATGATCGAAGGACTGATGCAGTACGGCATGGCAATGAGCGCAAACGACAATGGTCAACCGTATCAAATCAATCTTGTCGTAAAGACTATGAACGATGAAGTGCTGGCAAGGGCAGTCGAAAGAGGTAATGCTCGGCGTAACGCTCGGATGTATCCGGCTGGTGCTGTGAGGTAAAAGACATGGCAGATCCAGTAACTGGTTTCCTTATCGTGGATGGGGCAGTGGTGCAAACCCCATCTTCTTTTTCTGTCGGAATATATGATGAGTCTCTGCCGGACAGTGGTCGTACACTTGACGGACTCATGCACAAGAACACTCTTTGCACAAAGCGGACAATCAGTCTTGCCTGGAACAATCCCAGTCCTACTGAAGCTGCGGCAATTTTGAGTGCTTTCATGGCGAATGAGTACTTCGAAGTGACCTACTACGATCCGCAGTACGGTGAGACACAGCAGACAAAGACATTTTACTTGGGTGACCGTGAGTCTCCCATGAAACAGTGGTTCGTTGGCGGCAGACGGTGGGAGCAGCTGTCGTTCAACATCATTGAAAGGTAATCGTCATGATTGAGGTATCAAGAGAGTTTCTTCAGCAAGTCGGTGGAGATAATCGGAATTTTCTCTACTACATGGACTTCGTGCTTGCGAACAACACTGCTCTGCATCTGACGAATCAGCATCTGTGGCAGAGTGGTATCATTCTTGAGGACGCAGTTTCCAATGAGAATGCTCTCGATGTCGGGTCGTGCATCATAAATCAGTGTACGATTGTTCTCGACAACATAAATGAGCAGTTCGACCAGTACGATTTTGACGATGCGAAAGTGACTCTTTCAATCGGACTGACGATTCCCGGTGCAACGGAGAATGATCCGTCAACGATAGAGCGTTTTCAGAAGGGAGTCTACACCGTAGATAATGTCATGAATGACAGTTCCCTTATCACGCTTACTTGCCTTGACAACATGGTCAAGTTCGATGCGGATTTCGACCCGAATCAGTTCAGTTTCCCGATTAACATTCGTACTCTCGTCAGCAGAATCTGCTCCATCAGAAGTGTCTCTGACGCAATCGCATACACGAATCTTCCCCTGTGGGATTTGACCTTTGAGTCTTTCCCATTTGCGACTGACTCCATCAGTTATCGTGATGTCATCGCTTGGGCAGCGCAGATTAACGGTGTAAACGCTCGGATAAACCGCATGGGCGAACTGGAGTTTATTTGGTACGACCGTGGTACGCTGGAAATCGATTCAGCACTCATCGGTTCGACCGTTGACCCGGAATATCTGTTCGTTGACTCTGAAAGCGAAGACGATGAGTTACTCCTCACACAGGATCGAGTAGGCATTCTGCTCAACTATCCGATATTCAACCGTCTGACTGCTCTGTATAGCATCAATGCGGCGAAGTTCGATACCGTCATCACTGGCGTAAAGGTCATAGTGCGGAATGATGTCGCTGACCAAAATGCTCTGAATGAGTATGTGGTCGGTACTAATGAGTACATGATTGTAATCGATACGAACGGACTCGTCACTGACGCAAACGCACAGCAAGTAGCCGAAGCGGTAGCAAGTCATGTCCTCGGAATGCAGTATCGGAAAGCGGCATACACGCATATCGGTTATCCGACTATGGAAGCCGGAGATATCTGCTTCATCTATGACGGTAAGAATCGTCTGTATCGGACTCTTGTGTCCAGTACGACATTCACGGCTGGCGATCAGCAGTCTACGTTCTCTGCCGGAGAAACTCCTTCGGTGAACATGGCTAATCGCTACTCTGAAAGCACGAAGAACTTCGTCAAGACCAAGGAACTGACCGACAAGACATTCAACTCGCTCCAGGAACGCATCAATAACTCTTCCGGCTTATACACGACCGAAGAATCCGATGGACAGGGCGGCACTATCTACTATCTGCACGACAAACCGCAGTTATCAAACTCCATGATTATTTGGAAGATGACTGCTGAAGCGTGGGGGGTATCGACTGACGGTGGGCAGACATACAAGTACGGCATGACTGTTGACGGTGATGTCATCGCTCGGATACTGCAAGCAGAAGGTATCAGTGCTGACTGGATTGAAAGTGGTGTACTAAAGTCAAGAAATAATCGTTCGTATTATGACCTTGATAATGGATATTTCTTTCTTGAATCTCAAAGCGGTTTAAGCAGAGTCATTTTTCGTGGGATATCCGCATCGATTGTCCTTCAGCACCGCACTTCTACTGACGATGACTGGAATATATCAATCGAAATGGGAACAAGTTCGTCAGTGACATATGCTGTCGGTACGATATACTTCTCATCTCAAGGAAACTCCAACATCACGATGGAGCGGTTCAACATCGGAACATACAGTGACGCAAAAGTTTTTGCATATATAGATGACTACGATGCTGTTTGTCAGATTCTTGATAATCTGCGTTGCCACACAAAGATAGAGTTGAATAGCGGTTCGCAGAGTCCTTCTCCATTTCTTGTAAAGCAACCGTCTTCGGGGAATGTGCCGGACTGGACTGTATGTGGTAAGTCAACATACGGTTCATATGAAGCAATCTCGTTTGAGACTGGCTATTCTGCTGTCAGCGGCAATGCGAATGAAGTCTACTACAACGAAGTCATGGGGTTCGCTACGTTGAACTTCTTCATAGACGGTGTCGTGAATGCAAACTCGTCTACTGTTGTCGGTACGATTTCTCATGGACTTCCGCTGGCTAATGTCACTGGTGCTTGTTCGATGGCAGTAAACGGACTTCCCCAGTATGCAAGGGTGACACTTGACACAAGCGGAAATATTACGATATGGACTCCAGTTCAAGCTGCTGTGCCGCACGGATCTATTTCATACCGCATCAGCGGCGTTGGTAACCCATCATAAGGAGAAACTACTATGGCAGATGTTTTGGGCAAACGAATATCTGAATTAGCAAACAATACCAGTCTTGCCGGAACTGCCGTCTTTCCGCACACGCAAGGCAGTTCTACGATGAAGGTGTCGTTGACAAACATCGCTGCCTTTATCCTCACGCAGATAGATCAATCGATGATTGACTCGGCGGTGGCAGATTGGCTTGACCAGCATCCCGAAGCGACAACGACTGTCGAAGACGGTGCTATCACTACTGCTAAACTTGCTGATGGTGCTGTGACGAGCGATAAGATTGCTGATGGTACTATCCATGCTACGGATATTGACTCTGACTTCCTTGACGGTATCTGCATTCGGAACAACGCTTCCGGCAGTGTCGCTCACTTCAATGACGGTGGTAAGAGTCTTCCGCTGCGTGATATGCAAATCACGGTTATCCCGATTCAGACTGGCAGTGGTGACCCAAGTCCTACGAACATTCGTGCGCTGACTGGATGGACTGGTGCAAAACCTTTCGTCACTGGAAAGAATCTGTTCGATGTCAGCAATGCTAACTGGGTGAACGGTTACACGATTACTGCTGACGGTACGATTTCATCTTCCAGCGGTTACCGTTACACAAATGCTTTCACAAGAGTCAATCCAAGCACGGTTTATGCCGGACAGATAAATGTCGGCACGACAAACAACCGCTCTTACCTTGTCGCATTCTACGATGCGAATCAGACTTTCATCAGTAGGTCGGTCATCGTTTCCTACTCGGTCATCAATGTAAGCACTGGTGTTCAGAGTGGTACGTTCACTACGCCAAGCAACTGCGCTTTCATCAGACTCGTCTCTCCGCAAACAGACATGAGCGGTTATCAGATTGAGGAAGGAAGCGTAGCGACTGCCTATGAAGCATTCGGATCTGTTCAGACCGTTTCATGGGAAGACGATGCCGGATTCGTCTATGGTGGTACGTTTGATCCGATTACTGGCATTCTGACTGCCGAATATGACATCCTCAACATCGATGGTTCGAAGTCGGTGACTCTATCCGATACGAATCTGTTCTACTACTCGCTCGGTGCTTACGGTATTGCCCCGAATACGAAAGGTGCTAATTCGACTGGTTGGTGTTCGCACTACAAACTGATGACGAACGTGAACAAGGCAGACTTGATGAACAATGCGTTCTCAACGACCTACAACAACTCATCGATTTCGTCAACCAACGGTCGTGCGTTCTTCTACGACACGAATTACAGTACCGCAGACGATTTCAAAAACTATCTGATAGCACAGAACAGCAACGGCACTCCTGTCCAGTACGTTTTCAAACTTGCGACTCCGGCACAGTATCAGTTGACTCCGATTCGGGTATACGCAAAGGACGGCATCAATAATGTTGGTGCTGATTGCGGTTCGACTGATGTTGAATACTTCGCTAATCCGAAGCCGTACATCGCTGACAGAGAGACTGCTACTCGGCTCATGATTACTGGTATCGAAGCGGATTATATCGCTACGAAGAACTACTCCAGCGGCGATCTGCTGATTGTCGGAGACACGCTCTACATCACGACTGCATCTATCGCAAGCGGAGCAGCTCTGACTCCTGGAACGAACATGGATGCTACGACAGTGGCAGAGAATCTCGGTGGTTCATTACCGTCCGCACAGGGCGTGAGTTTCTGATAGAAGGGAGAGAAAATGTCTATTAGGATCTATACTACTCCTACTCTCAAACTTGATGTTCCGGCTCTTATCGGTGACCAGCGCATCTATGTGTCGCTCAAGTTTGCAAACGGCGAAATGACATTCGTCACTCCCGACATCACCGCAACTGAATCACATGGTTACACGCATATCGAAGTGCCGCTGACACAGGAGCAGACAACGATGTTCAAGGTCGGAGAGACTGTGGAGATTGAGGTCAACTGGTACAAGAACGGTAAGCGTGGTGCTACTGATATCGCTTACACGAAAGTTACCAACAATCTGCTCAAGGAGATAATAAACGAATGACGATTAAACTTACCATCACAGAAGAGGATTCGATTCCTCTTTTCGTGACAGAAGAAGATGAGATTTCACTGAACATCTCTGAATCGCTTTCAATAGACTCCGGCGATATTCCTTCGGCACAGGGGGTGAGTTTTTAATGGCATACTACAAGGTTTCTGATACGGAGTTGAGCGGTATCGCTGATAAGATTCGATCCAAAGGCGGTACTTCTGCTCAACTGGAGTTTCCGACTGGTTTCGAAAATGCTATCGATGCTATTCCGACTGGTACTACTCCGACTGGCACGAAAAACATCAACACGAATGGTACGCATGATGTTGCCGCTTATGCTTATGCTGCTGTTGCTGTTCCAGCCAGCGCAGTCGATTCCGGCACGAAGAACATCAATTCCAACGGAACACATGATGTGATTGGATATGCGTCTGCTGCTGTTAGTGTTCCGAACAGTTATTCGTCTTCTGACGAAGGAAAGGTTGTCAGCAACGGTGCGCTTGTCGCTCAGTCCTCGGACACAGTAACACAGAACGGTGTGGTGGACACCACGCTCATCAACTCGCTGACGGTAAACGTGAGCGGCGGTGGTGGGATTGGTTCTGTCATTACGGTTGCTTCAGACCAGACCATAGGTAAAACCGCAATACAAGATATGTTCGGCGGCAGTTCGTCATTTGGGAAAGTGGTTGTCGGGCAACTGGTAAACAAGGCAGCAGCAGACTTCGACGATTATCAGCTTTGTAGTTTTGTAAGCCTTCTCGGGGGAAACAACGGCGGTTTTTTGCGTTGGAGAACAGGCTCAGGGCTTGCATATATTGCTATCGGTAATACAACAGCTGGACATGTTATCACCGGAGACCAGTACGAAGTGCTGTCACCGAAAACGTATTCACTATGAGCGAGGTAAAAACGCATGAAATATTACGTTGCGACAAATAACGGATATATACTGTCCGTCTCAAAAGGTGAACTGCCGACAGGTGATGAAATCACGCAGGAACAGTACGAAGGAATTATGTCTGCTATCCAGTCATGCCCACGAAGAGAAGGATATACCTATCTGCTCAAAACAGACCTTACTTGGGAAGAACATGAGAAAGAACCAACGCCCGAAGAAGACCCGACGCCCGAAGAAGCACTTGAAATTCTATTAGGGGGTGATGAGGAATGACGAGAGAACGAGTCTTGCAGTTGAGAGCATTGCTCATGAAAGCGGCGAAGAATCTGAAAGACGATGATGCGTTCTACTGCCCGGAATTTTTTGATCGTTGGAAGGTCGGCGTTCAGTACTGGGATGGGAGAGACGGTGAGCATGAAGCAAGCCGTGTGCAAGACGAAGGTGTGCTGTACAAATGTTTTCAGTCTCATGTATCGCAGTCGGACTGGAAGCCGCATATCACGCCAGCATTATGGGAAGTAATTCCCGACCCAGCAATCGAGTTTCCCGAATGGGTACAACCGCAAGGCACGGTCGGATTATATGCGTTTGGTGCAAAAGTGAGTCACTTGGGTAAGCATTGGATTTCCGACTGTGACAACAACAGTTATGAACCAGGAGTCGCAATGTGGACGGAAGTATAACGGAAGGAGAGTAAACTATGCCGAAATATCTTGTAGTAGAGATTCAGAAATTCGCTAACGGAGCGATGAGTACCCCATCTTGGGCGTATGACTCTCTGCAATCTGCGGAAGCGAAGTATCATTCAGTCCTTGCGGCAGCTGCCGTATCCAGTCTCCCTGTTCACGCTTGCATTCTGATGTCGGAAGAATCATTCCCGATTCGTCATGAGTGCTACAAGCACGACCCTGTTGCGGAAGAGTAAACCGATTGCGGCAAGAGCCGCTTTTTTATGGGAGACTGAAAATGGACGATTATGTGCTGAAAGAAGTTTTTGATGAGAGACTGAAGAGAGTGGACGATGAAAATGAGCGGCAGAACCATAGATTGTCTCTCGTTGAAAAGAACGGCGAAGCGTTAAACGAACTTGTCATATCCGTCAAGGAACTGGCAATGAGCGTTAAACAGATGCAAGAGGAACTGAAACGGCAAGGCGAACGACTTGCCAAGATCGAAGAAGAACCGGGCGAAAAATGGAAGAAATTCACATGGCTCGTCTTCTCCGGCTTGGTCGGGTTAGTCCTTGGCTATCTGTCAAGCAAATTAGGCATTTAAGGAAAGGAGAAAGACGATGACTGATACGCTTTTCCACATTCTTGAAATTGTTGTTACGGCTGTCATCACCATCATTGCCCGGTATCTCATTCCGCTCATCATGACGGAACTGAAGAACTGCAAGCATGAATGGGTGTACTCCATCGTGATGGTCGCAGTCCGTGCCGCAGAGCAGATTATCCAGGAGAAGGGTGCTGGCGAGAAGAAGTATGAACTGGCACTTCGGCTCATCCATGAAGCCGGAATCAAAATGACTGACGAGCAGCTCAACTCGCTCATCGAATCCGCTGTGCAGATTATGAATAGTGAAATGGTGTTTCCGCACGGTGAATACGATGAGGACATGACAATCGAAGTCGGTGAACACGAATGACAGACAATGACATCACTATCTGTGGGCATGGATGGGATAAACCTTCTCTGAAGAATCTCGCCGAATACGCATCACAGCGATACGCACAGTACGCTCCGAACGGAAAGCGCAAGGGTATCATCGCAGTCAAGCGTCTCAAGGCAATGACTGACCAAGGCAGAGTTTTGTTCCATGATACCTACAAGACAATCCTTGGCAGAAACTACTACGACCAGGATTTGCGTGAGTACGTTTACAAGCAGTACAAGGACGGAAAGTACTATTCCGACTGCTCGTCTTCCATCTGTGCGACTTATGCCAAAATCGGCTATTCCTGTCCGCTCTACAATACGGCTGGCATCTACAATTCTTCTATCTTTGAGACTGTTCCTGTGGAACTGACCAACGGTCACATCATGAATCCCGAAATACTCAAAGTAGGTGATTCGATCCTGTTCGTGGGAGATGACCCGAAGCGTCCTCTTCAGATTGGTCATGTCGAAGCAGTCTATGAGATAAAGAATGCTCCGAAACCGAAGACTGGCAATGTTTCAGAATTTCAGTCGTTCCTTAACGATTACTACTCTGACATCGTCAAAAAGTGTTGCGGATCTAAACTGACCGTCAACAACACATACGATAAGAAGACTCGTTCTGCGGCACTGGGCGTATGGAAGTATATGTCCAATAAATACTATGGAACGAAATTGACTATCGGTAACGATAATTTCTATGAATCGAGTAAAGCTGCGGCGAAGAAGATGACCGAAGCAGAAGTGCAGAAGCATCCGACTCTCGCAGAGATTTTACAAGGAGTTTTGTCCGGGAGAGGATATTACTCCGGCAGTATGGACTGCATCATCGGCAAGGCTACTCATGCGGCTATTAAAGAGTTGACTGGTAGCGAAGAGATCAATGCCAGTATGTGGTCGAAACTGTTCAACTAATGCCATCTTTGCGATGGGTGTTTTTCTCCGTTCTCGCCCCTACGTTCTTTGTAGCGTAGGGGTTTTTTTATTTCAAGCAATCATTAAACATTTTGTTCATGATATTAAAAATTCGTGTCAAATTTCGTGGCAAATGGTGTTACTCATATTTGAGAATATTTCTCACATTTGAATAATTTAGAACCGCTGGAAGCCGCATAAATACTGGGTTTGATGACAATGTGCTGATTCTGCTTGATTTTTGTGTTTTGGGGTTGGAAAATTTCGAATCCCCTCCTCTCCGTTGGGGAAAACCTTATATTTAGGCACTTCCTGGATTGTCGTGGCAAATTTCGTGGCAAATGATTCCAGTGAAGTGCTTATTTATTTTCTCTGCATACTGTTTTCGCTTGTCTTCCATCGCTCTTCTGTAGATGCGCTGAAGCACAACAGGAGTCTTCCATCCACCATCGGCTTGGATATAAGCGTCCGGGATTCCCTGTTCATGTCTTATCGATGCGGCATATGCTCTCAAGTCGTGAAAGCGATACTCAAACTTCATTTTCTCTCTGACTTTACAGAATCTGTGATTTATCTGTCGTGGGTTAAGCGCAACGATCCGACCGTCTTCATTGGCAGTCAGTCGTGCTACGACTTCTTCCGGCAGATAGATTTTTCTTATAGAGGATGCCGTCTTCGGCTTCTTCAAAACGTACTCTTTCCCATTCCAACCGTATGAATGCCTTACGGTTATTTCATTTCCATTGATGTCTTCTTTTCGCAGTGCAGCGCACTCTCCTTCACGGAGTGTTCCAAACGCTGCAAGCAATATTGCCTTGCCAAGTTCCGTTCCGGCTGTCGCATCGATGAGTTTCTGAACATCTGCATCGGTCGGAGTATGGTATTCGATCTCCTCTGATTCGGGAAAATTCACATGGAGTCTCTGACCAGTAGCGTGATGATATGCGGCATTCAGCAAACCGTAAGCATTCTTACACGACTTCACTTTGTGATCTACCAGTCTCTCGTCAAGCCATTGCTGACACCGTTTGCTGTCTAACCGACTGATGTCAATGTCGAGCAGAGTTTCCAGGGCATGGTCACGGATCGATTCGTATCCGACTATGGTAGTAGGTGACGCTGATTTCCGTTTGAACTCGATATACGCATTCACAGCCGCTCTAACAGTGCCGTTCACTGTAGGGCATGAACGTACCCATTCTGCTGCCATCGCTTCACAGAACCACTTACCGTTGTTCGAAGGGTCTTTTACGGTGAACGACCGCATCTTACCATCTTTATAAACTCTGCATCTCCATGAGCCGGACGGAAGTTTCTTGGCTTTTGGCATACTATGCTCCTCGTTGGTGCGCTTCAGACTCTATCTCTTGCACATCATATTTCTCCCAATCGTTATAGCGGATATGGTTCAAAGCATGGTCATAGGACTCACGCAGCTGCTCACAGGAACATCTGCTGTTTAGCCATATCGTATAACTGTCATCGGGATTCTGTCGGACGCACTCGTCAAATAGTGTTCCGGCATCTACCATCACTACGTTAATTACGACTCCAAGTGTCGGTTCATATACTACTGCGTTAGATATCTCCATCATCTGCATTCTCCATGTCTCTGAATGCAGTAATTATATCAATTATCTTGCGGAATTTTTTTGGACTCATTTCTCTCTTCGCATCGAAAAGAATCCTCATGTCGGGATCGTCAAACATTGCCTGTGCCATTTCAGCTGCATCGGGATCTAAATAGTAACCTTCATTACCAGTCATCAAATATGTGACCGAAACACCAAGGTATTTTGCTACTCTCTCAAGTTTATCGGCTGGCATTGTTCCCTTTGTTAAACCCTTAAAGTATCCATTTGAGAAGTCACAGGCACGTTCGCATCTTGAAACAGCAATGTTTCTCTCTTTCAGAATGCTTAAAATCCTCTCCACGGTGTTCATAGAATTTACTCCTCTTCTTCAAAAAAATTCTTGGAAAAAATCCAAAATTATTCTTGACACCATGAACACCACATCTTATAATCGGGTTTAGAGAATTTGCTAAAGATAAATCCAAATACATAGGATAAATCTTAAAAGCGATTCTCCCGACAATTAAAGAGTGATGGTCTGTGGTATCTGTTGGCACTCCTACTTTAGATTATTCTCTAAAAATTGTCAAGCACCTTGATAGATTAGGAACAGTGATTATGAGCAATATCTTCGACAATATCAAGCGACTGTCTGCACAGCAGTTAATTTCCATCCACAGCCTTGAAAAACAGGCTGGAATCGGTAACGGCGTTATCCGCAGATGGGAAACGAGCAGTCCTACGGTTGCGAACCTGGAGTCGGTTGCGGATGTGCTTGGAGTCAGTGTCACCGATCTGTTGAGGAGCAACGCCGACAACACGGAAGGGCGTTAAAAGTTCCTCGCACTTTGATAACTTCAAAGCGTGTCTCAAGTAGGTTAGTGGAAACCGCTCCAGTTTGACATGGAGAGATCCGCACTTTCGACAGGCGGCTTGAGAATCTGCCGGAGACTGGTGTCAGATGTCTGTAGTGTCATGCACCGCACTGCTCCCCCTTACATCTAACCGTCCGATTCGGTTGTCCGGCAAGCGCACCGATAGTCGGTGCGTAACGGTTGCTTGGTTCGAAGGATGTCGTGGTTTTTTGGTTTCCCACGGCATCCGGGCATATTCCGCAGTGCTGACTTTTCAGTCCGACACAAAAGCCATACTGTGATTACCTCCTAAATTTCACACTTTCACGGCACTGCGTTTTTATGGTTAGGCACGGCACGGATGCTGACTGGTTTTTATCCCTTTCTCCCAGTTATCGGTTCGACTCCGATGTGCCTATTTTTTGTATTCAAAAAAGGAGAGGAGCAATGCTGAAAATTCCATACCAAGAGACTGCTAAAGAAATGCGGAAGACGATTCGTCTTGGCATGGTCAAGCACGATTTAACGATCCGGCAGCTCTCTACAAGATGCGGCATACCGTACTCAACGCTTTGTCGAAAACTTAACAATCCGTCCACAATGACACTCGCTGAATTGGCTCTAATCCTTTCGGCAGTTGGCATGGAAATAAAAGTAACTAACTAAAAAGAAAGAGGTGCATGAAATGAAGAGAAAGGTAAAAAACACGATTCTGAAACTGGTGTCGTGGACAGCATATCTCGTTCTGATGATTTGCTTCTGCTGTCTCGATACGCCGAACGTAAAGCCATTGCTAATTCCGATGGCAATCTGTGGCGGCTGGCTTGCTCTGTTCACTTACGCAAACTGCGTGTGGGAAGGTGGTAAGTGATGCCAGGAAGAAAATATGACCTTGTAAGGTTCAATGCCGAAGCGTTTTCCTACGACCTTGCCGAACGTGGACTGAATCGTGAGATGTTCTGCAGCAGAATCGGGAAGTCGAAGAGTTGGATTGGAAACATCATTAGTCGCAAGGAAGTCGATCGTAGCACCGTAGAAGAAGTCGAAATGTTCATGCTTGCCGAAAAAGGCAGATACACGATTGAGATTCAGAAAGAAGAGCCGATTGCTGATGCGGCAAATCAAATGACCGTCCAGGCAGCTCCGAATCCCGAAATCGGGTATATCCGCACGAATATGAACAATCACTTCAACGAAGTGGAAAAGCGGCTTGAAGCCGTTGAGAAAGCAGTCCGTGAGATTCCTTCACAAGAGGATGAACTGGAGCGAATCCTGTCAAAGATGAACAGCATGATTATCCTCATGAATCGGATGCTTGAGATGTGGGGATACACAAAGAAAGGGGTAAGAGATGAAACTGGAACTGAAAAGTCTTGAGTTAAAAGACTTCAAGGGATGCAGAGAAGCCAAGTTCGACTTCACGCAGCTCACGACAATTTCCGGCGAGAACGGAAGCGGCAAATCGACCATCGCTGATGCATGGTATTGGCTGTGGTGTGACTGCGATTCTCGAATGACAAAGAATCCTATGATTCGCCCGGTCGGAGTTGAAGAGAGTCTTCCGACTGTCACTGCTACCATTACGATCGATGGTACAAAGCACACGTTCACAAAGAGACAGGAAGCCAAGCAGTCTTCCGGCAAGGGAAATGCTCCTATCTCTAACAAGTATGAGTTCAACTCTGTTCCTGTGACCGAGCGTGACCTTTGGAAGAAACTGAATGACATGGGGATCTACAAGGATGACTTCCTTGCACTGTCTCACCCGAACTCGTTCACTTCCTCAAAGGCGGCAGAAATGCGGAAGGTGCTGTTCGATATGACTTCCGACCATACGGATATCGAGATTGCCGGAAAGGCAGAAGAGACTCTGCTCCTTGTGCCGTTACTGGAACAGTATTCCGTGGAAGAAATACTTGCCATGAACAAGGCTACTCTGAAAGCGGCGAAGGAACGTGTCGCATCTATCCCGGACATCATCGTTGGCATGGAGCGGTCGAAAGCAGAAGGTAGTATCTCTGCACTGGAAGCCGAGAAGGAAGCGGTCACTGCTGAACGTGATGCTCTGAACATCCCGAACAAAGCGGATCTGTCTGACGAGTACAACAAGAAGATGAACGCCATTCGTGCTATCGAACAGGACATCTCCGAGCGCAAGTGGAAAGCATCCAGGGAAGCACGAAAGAAACTTGACGATGTGTCGAGAGATTTCGACCGTCTGAAGTTTGAGATTTCGACTGGCGAACGTGATATCAGTAACCAAGAAGCAGTCGCAAAGAATCTGATGCGGAATATGGAAGACTGCCGGACGAACAGCAACGACCTCAAAACGGCATACGAAGAGGAAAAGGAAGAGAAATGTCCTTACATCTATACCGAGCCGAAACCGCTGAAGGAGTCCGACCTTGTCTGCCCGACTTGCGGTCAGAAACTCACCATGATGCTTCGTGATAAAGCAATCAAGCGTCATGAAGCAGAGGTCAAGGAAGCCAAGGAAGATTTCGACCAGCGAGTTGCCGCATGGGAATCCGAGAAGAAGCATCGACTTGAAAAGTACCGTGAGCGGTCAAGAGACTATGTGGCAAAATTCAACGATGCGAAAATCCGGCTCAAAACCGTCAGCGCAGAGATCCAGCGTCTTAAGACAGAAGTCGGCGAGAAGAAGAAACTGGTGTCCGATTACGAACTGAAGGTTAAGAAGCAGACTGACGAACTGCTCACGACCGATGAGTATCACGACATCGAAGAAGCAAGAGTGGCAGAATTGAGAGAGGAAGCTGCGGCGATCAAAGCGCAGATGGTGGAAGCGGATAAACTTCGTGAGAAATTCTATGAGTATCACGACCGTATCAATGCCATCGACCGCAATATAGCCGTACTCCGGCACAATGACGAGATTGATGCAAAGATTGACTCTCTTAACGCCGAGCTGCTTGAGAACGAACAGGCAAAGGCGAATGCAGAGAAGGTCATCGATGCCGTCAGCGCATTGAGCAGAAACAAGAACGAACTGCTCACCGAGGAAATAAACAAGCACTTCAAAATAGTCCAGTTCTCGCTGTTTGAGTATCAGAAGAACGGTGAGTACAAGGACACTTGCATCCCGAAGATCGATGGTAAGGCTTTTGGTGAGTCTCTGAACACTGGTCGTGAACTCCAGGGTAAACTGGACATCTGCGAAGGTTTGCAGAAGTATTACGACACTTACCTTCCCATCTTCCTTGACAACGCCGAGTCTCTGAATGACTGGAATGTGCCGAAAATCGACACGCAGCTCATTCTGCTCAAGGTTGCCACTGATAAGTATTTGGTGGTGTCGTAATGGGAATGCTGACTGTGGTCGGCACTGGATCTAAAGGTAACTGCTATACGATTGATGATGGAAAGGGCATCCTGGTTCTTGACGCTGGGATGCCACTCCTGTCTATTAAGCGGTCAATCAACTATGAAGTGTCGAGGATAGTTGGGTGCTGTATCACTCACTCTCACAAAGACCATTCTGAATACGCTAATCAGATAAAAAACGCCGGAATCAAAGTGTGGAAACCTTACGAAGAACATGGTGAAGCAAGGCACAGGAAGTTTGGTGACTTCGATGTCTACTGTTTTGACTGTGTTCACGATGTTCCTTGCTACGGTTTTCTGATTAAGCATCCGGCAATGGGTAACATTCTCTATGCCACAGACACAGAGTTTATAAAGTACCGCTTTTCGAATCTGCGATTCATCATCATCGAATGCAATTACATCGAGTCCATGCTTGACGAAGATTTGGATGGTACGCCAAAACGTGACCACGTTCTCACTGGTCACATGGAACTGGAGACGGTGAAAAGGTTTCTCATAGCAAATGATAATGACAAGTTGCGAGGAGTCCTTACCGTTCATCTGTCGAATGATAACTGCGATCCCGATGATGTGGTTTGTAAACTGTCTCCTTTTGTGTCGTGTCCTGTGTGGGTAGCGAACAAAGGTCGGCAACAGCCTATCTGACGCACGGAGAGACGCTGTGAGCGATTCTAATCGCACAGACGATAGTTTTACCGTCTGCAATACAGAGTCTCTCTATACGCCTTAAAATGTTTCTAAACGAAAATTCTAAATACAGAAAGGAGAATCATGGCAAACGAATTAGCAAATCGAAATGCTACCTTCTCTGAAGTTTTGACTTCTGAACTGGTGGCAAATTCAGAAGCACTTCCAAAGGGATTCAGCATTCCGAGGTATGTGAAGAACTGCATCGCTCTTCTGAACGGAAACGATGCGCTGAAAGAGTTTAACAGGAAGTACGGAAATGAGCAGATAAAAATAGGACTGCTCACAGCGGCTTATAGCGGACTGGACGCATCACAGGGTCAGTGCTTTCTGATTCCTTACGGTTCGCAGATTAACTTCGTGGCATCATGGAAAGGCATGACTGTTCTCGCAACAAGGAAGAGCATCAAACCTATCGACCATTTTACGGTAAGCATTGTCCGGGAAGGGGAAGTGTTCCAGTACGGATCTGACAATGGCAATGACTACTACAAGCATCAAATCAACTGCATCGCAGAGGACAAGCGCATCATCGGTGCTTATGCCTGTTGCCAGTACACTGATGGTCAGCGTCAGTTGGAAGTCATGTCTCTGTCCGAACTGGAAGCAGCTCGTTCGCAGTCGAAAGCACGGAACAGTATGGCATGGGCAAAGTTCCCGGAAGAAATGTACAAGAAGGTCGTGCTGCGGAGACTCTGCAAGCGCATACCGATGGACGATCTCGATCCTACGGATATGGATGTTTTCAACAACGGAGTTGACATAGAAACCGACACGAAGGAACTTGCCAAGCGTGATATCGCCGCCGGAGAAAACTCCGTGGATTTTGTCGAAGCGGAAGTAAGGACGGTGATGTAGAGTTGCCTACCATAATCTGCGATACAAGGCAGAAACTGAAGCACCATGAACTGAAGGAGAAATACTTCCAGGAGCATGGATTGCGTGTTCTGCATTCGAAGCTGCCTTGCGGAGACTATGCGAGGATAGACGATATGTCTACGGTCATAGACACGAAACAGGATCTGCAAGAGTGCGTCAATAATATCTGCGGATCAGAGCATGAGCGATTCAGAAGAGAGTGTCTGCTTGCCAAGGAAAACGGAATCAAACTGATAGTCCTTGTCGAGGAAGACCAAACTGATGATAACGGTCACTATGTCGTGAATGACATCCGGGATGTTTGGAAGTGGAAGAATTCGAGACTGGATGTTTACGTTTATCGTACCGTTGACGGTCAGAGGAAGAAGGTTCGCAAATATCCCAAGGCAACGACAGGCATGACTCTCATGAAAGCAATGCTGACTATGCAGAAGAAGTACGATGTAGAGTTCCAGTTCTGCCGGAAGAGAGACGCTGGAAAACGAATCATGGAGATATTGAGGTTATAAGAAAGGGGATACAGAAATGAGTGCTAATGGAAAAGAAACAATGGGTTTCGTGACGGTAACTCCGGCAATGGCAACTGAGTGGCTCGAACACAATATGCCGAACAATCGTGGCATTAAGCAGAAGGTTGTCAAAAGATACGCAGAAGATATGTCGAGAGGTTTTTGGGAAAAAAGTTATGAACCAATCGTGTTCAATAAGGACGGAATGCTTGAAAATGGACAGCACCGACTCCAGGCGATTGTCCGTGCGAATGTTCCGATCGAACTTTTTGTAATCAAAAACGCAGACTCCGCTCCTGGATCTTATGACAGAGGTGTCGCAAGAACCACGAGAGATGCATTGTGCGTCAGAAACAACATCGATAAGCGTTTGAGCCAAAACTCGCATATCGGCGTAGTTAATGGCATCATGTTCGATTTCGGCATTTCAAAAGCGTCTGTTTCAATCATTGAAGAGTTTCTTGAGCGATATGGAAACATGATAAATGACTGTGTTTGTGCTGCAACGCAGAAGAAAGGAAGCAACAACATTTGCAGAAAGGCGGCTATCATCAAGACGCTGTTCTACGCATTGTATTCCGGGTTCGCAGACATCGACACAATATTCAACTTTTGTCTGATTGTGAATAGCGGTTTTTGCACTTCAGAAAAAGAGAGTGCGGCTATAGTAATGAGAAACCAGTTACTTTCTGTCTCTTCAGGCATCTATGGAAGAACGCATATTCAGTCATGGTGGCGATCGGAGTCTTCGCTTTCACGTTTGACGGAAGCAGCACTGACAGACTTCGTAAATGGAAAACAACGGCACAACGCTTACAATATCGATGCGGTCAAGACTCCTATGTTTGTGGAACGAGCGAAGAAAATGATTAGGGCAGAAATGATAAACAAGTGAGGTTCAGTATGAATATCAAGGTGAATCCAATATTCAAGGATGCCATTCCACCTCTGTCCGATGATGAATACAAAGGACTTGAGGAGAGCATCATTAAGCATGGATGCAGAGATCCGCTTGTGCTGTGGGGAGACACCATCGTTGATGGTCATAACCGATATGAGATTTGCACGAAGCATGGCATCAAGTTCAATACGGTTCAGATGGACTTTGAAGATGAAAACCATGCGACATACTGGATTATCAAAAACCAGTTGAGCCGCAGAAACATTGGTGCTGGCACTCGCATAATTCTCGCAAAGAAGTTAGAACCAATGCTCCGTGAAATGGCAAGGGAAAGGCAGCGTGACGCTGGTGGAGATAAGCGAAGCGTGGAAGCGAAAAACGCTTTTGTCAATGTTGACAAAAGCGATGTGGAAGAGGTCGCAACGGCGATTGATGTCAGAAAGGAAATCGCATCTGCCGCAAAAGTCTCTACTGGTACTCTTGCCAAATTCGACAAAGTACAGAAGGTAAGACCCGATCTAATAGAAAAGGTCGTATCGAACGAGATGAGTATCAACAAGGCGTACACAACGGCAAAAGAAGAGATTGCACCAGCCGTAGAAGAAAAGACCGATAAGGAAAGTGATGACTCAAAGGTGAGAGAGTCTCTTGTAATGGACATTTGGAAACTGCTTGATGCAATCGATAGGTTTTCATCGAAGCATGATCCGAAAGAGTTTGCTTGCCTTGTTAACACGCCGGAAGTCGAACGATCCATGAT